TGATAATTTTGTGCTAACATCTTGTATGAAGTAGTTACTGCATTGGTTATTGTACCCACAGTATCAGGAGGAGATACTAGATTCATAGTTCCATCTGCACCTAGAAATGAGATTTTATCAGGACCAATGTCCAAATCATCTTTCTCTAATTGTGAGCCATTGATGTAAATATACCCAAAGGATTGGAACATGATGTTAGCATTTTTGTTAGTTTCAGCCACATTAATTAGTTTATTGGTTTGGATTAAATCACTTGAAGCATCTGTATCTAGATAACTTGATTCAGGCTTTCCATCTCTCCAGCACTCAACAAAAGGAAGTACACCATAAGGATTAATCATCTCAGGATTCATTTCATCTGTATAAATCTTTCCATTGTTATCATAAGTGAATGTGTTTTCTTTATCCCAATATACCCACAATTCAGGAGTATTATCCATTACAGAATCTTTAGTGGCTATAGGATAAGTGATTGCTGTAGGCTTTAGAGGATCATCTCCAAAGATAGGCTCATAATCCCATATCAAATCATATTCAATCTGCTGCTCATTCTTATCATTGAATCTCATACATGGTTTAATAAGCACAGCATCAAGCAGATTAGTGAATCTTTCTGCTCTTTGTAATTTAAAATCTTTATGGTGGAATAATAATGGAGTGTCTTCTTTGGTATATGTTCTCTTGGGTGGCTTCATATATACAAGAGAAATTCTATCCACTATTCTTTTGGTTACATTAACATTAGCAGCAGGAACTTTATCAAACAAAGTCTTATCAAAGTAATCCATGGTATATGGCAGACTTCTGCCCTTATAAAACTCTAAGGCATCTAGTCTTGCTGTTTTCCAAGCATTCTTTAACTTCTGCTTAACATCAAATTTAGCATTTAAAACTAATAGTTCATTTAAATTTGGTATCATCTCTTAATACTCCCCAATGTAGGTTTCAAAATAGGCAGTTCCCAATGAATTAGGTATGAGAAAGCATCACTTGCATGGCTATACATTTTATTGCTCTTGTCTATTTCTCTTGTCCCCTGTTTGTTACAAGTTTTCTCTAAATCCTCTATTAGTGTACTGCATCTAGGATCTATTATTATATTTCCATCTAATGCTTTGTTTGTAGCATTAACCCTGTCTACAACTCTTGGATTAGTTTTCATAGCTTTGATTTTAAAGCCATTCCTTCTAATTATATCTAGATCTGAGTACATTGATGAGGTTGATCTAGATGCTCCTGTTGCATCAGGGTATGCTATGTATTCACTATTAGGGTATTTATTCTTGATTGTTTCACACATTCTTTCAGTTAGGAGATCTCCACTACCTGAATGAGTAAGTGCTATGCAATCAAATACTCTTACTTGGGGTTGTTGTTCATAAAGGTTTGCAAGTACACAGACTTGGGGTTCACAGTTAAAGTCCCACCCTGCCAATACTGGCTTTGCTCTGTTGTATGGTACTGCTTGAACATTGGCATCTCTGTTGAATCCATAAAAAGTTTGACCTTGTTGGAGGTTGACAAATTCACCTAAAGAGTATGCCTTTAATAAGTTCTTATCATAATTATCTTCTAATAATTTTAAATATCCTTGTGGCAAATATACATTATCTTTTGTTTTTCCCCTAACTAAAAGTTTATTATCATCTGATTTCTCTACCATGAGAGTGTAAGTATATTTATATCCTTCAGGGGTAGTAGTTATATATATCTCAGGGTTGTCACAATCCCTCATTCTACCAATAGCTTTATTAAATGCTGTTTCACAATACCTATAGCTTGATACATCAAACTCATCAAAGCCACAATAACTTAAAGACACACCCACAATCTTATCAGGCTTAATCATTTGGAAGATCTTTATGTTTCCATAAGCTGTTTTAATAGTATGCTTAGATACATTATAATCATAGGCAATACCTTTGTCTTCTAATATCTTTAGGAATGGAGGAACAAAGACCTCTTCTGCTAATGAGTAAGTAGGGTATATGATCCAACCATTGCTAACACCTTCTTTGTTCTTTCTTGTGATGTGATTGATGGCTGTCTTAACTATGAAGCTAAATGTTTTGCCACTCCCCATACCCCCTGTCATGGCTACTATTTTCTTGTCTTTATTTTCTCCAACAAACCCACTTTTTATAAATTCAAATTGGTGTGGTAAATAGTCTGCTTTATGTAGTGTAAGACTACAACCCATCAAACACTATATCATCTATTGGTTTTACTTCAGTTATCTCTTGTTTATCTGATTGTCCTAATACTTGTTTGCCTAGCCATATTAACATTGGAACACTACCTCTATCTGCTGCATTCCATTGCATTTTTCTTAATCTAATTTTTCCCTCATCTCTCCCTTTTGTCAGAAAACTGGAATAACTCTTTTTAATTAAATCTTCTGAACACCCAAAAAAACTAGCCATTTCTCTGTTAGTACAACCAAATCCTGCCAACTTTTCTACTTCTTCTGTATCTATATCATATTTCTTTGGTCTGCCTGTAGATTTTGTATCTTTTTTAGCATTAGCCATAGGCATATTATAATCAAGAACACACCATTCTTTCTACAACTATTTTGGATTCCTTTGCTTTGATCTGTCTAATTTCTTTAATATTTAACCATGTAGTGCTATCATCATAAATAAAGTTTTCTGTACATAAAGCATCTATAAATTGTTTTAAGCCACCCCACATATTATCTGTGTCCATTAATCTTTTAACATGACATTCTATCTTTATTACACACTTATCTTCAGTTGCTTTTATCTTATTCAACCTCATCTGATTCCTAATTAAGATCCTGTACTGCCCTTTCAATCTTCCTTTCTCTGCCCAGTGCATCTTATCTATAGCATTTCTTGAAAAGACTTTATGGTCTATTGTTATAGTTTCTAAGTTATTCATTTTAAAATAATTTCCCTTGTATTACAGGCTTATAACTTGCATCATATCTTTTATTCTTGCCTTTAGGATATGGCTTAATTTCATAATTTAAGCTATCTAATATTCTATTTTTGTATTTACCTTTTATAAATAAATATCTGTGCTTAGGGTTTATATCTACCTCTTTTAATTCAAGTTGTTTTATTATGTCTTTTCTATCAGGAAACCACTCATAGTTTATCATAATATCATCTAAGCTATTATCAAACTTTAATATTTCTTTTAATTTAATCCAATCGTCTACAGTTGGAAAACTAAAGCCCTTATCTAATCTAAACCAATGTGCAGTAGTATCTTTATACCCAAAAATTTTATCTAACTGACTTGCAGTATATTCCCCTTTATTATCTCTTAAATAATTAGCAATAACCTGCCTATCTAAACTATCCTCATTTAATCTTCTTTTTCTATGCTTTGTATTTTTGTTACCATTTAACTTTTTCTGAATGTGTCCTACATTTCTAAAATGAAATTCATTACCATGTTTATCTATTAATTGTTTTCTATTGCTTGTTTTTCCTGTATATAAAAAATTACAAGCCTGATATATATACCCATTGTGATCCATATTTATATCACTAAAACTAATAACAATGTCATAATCTTTTATTATTTTAAGTGCTTTGCTAACAAAAAAAGATAGACAATTTTTAGGCAAACCTTCATTAACACATAGCCTGTTTAATTCTATAGCTTTATCTTTATATTTTTCCCCTGCTATACTTTCACATAAATTTGGACTTGGTGGCATACCAAAAGTACATACACCCTCTAATATTTTATTTTTGAATAACCCAAAAGAATAAGAAATAGATGGTATTCTTTTAGCATAATGTTTATGTAATAACCAGTCATAGGTTTCTTGAGATTTTATAGATTCTACTTTGTATCTTTCACTCAAAACCATTTAGCTTCCTTTTTTCTTCTAGCAATTTCCTTGCTCCTTTTCTTTCTTATTTCTATATAGCATTTATGACAGGTCCTGATTACATATCCTGAAACTTTATAGAACTTATCTTGAGATTTATTTTCTCCACATTTATTACATTTAACTGAGGGGAGCATGGAGATCAAACCCTATGAGAGTGTAGGGATTTGAAAGGTTAAGGACACTCCCCTCAATTTCTAAAGACCACAATAGCCTTCACATTCTTCTACAAACAAATCTGTCTGATTCTCTTGAAAATCTATCTGATCCAAAGGTTTACAATGTCTTGAAAGATATTGTCTTTGTTTCATTTTAGGGTGTTGTCTTATAATTTTATCTATTTCTACAGACATCTTCCAAGCACTCCCATTTTCTATTTTTAAAGATCTCCAAAACTTATCAGAGTGGAATGGACAAAACACACAACTAGATTTTACAGGAATTGGAAAATTATTCTCTCTAAAAAAATTCATACAATCTGCCCTACTCATATTGTGATAAATCAATGGATAAAAATAATCTATATTATATTTCCAACATTCTTTCATTCTTTGAATCTCATCAGTAGATATTCCTAGCCAAAGTTCTGTTGGTTTCATTCTTTTTCTAGGCTTTAATCCATGTAATTTTCTAACACTTTTTATAACAGGATTTATCTTATAAGTTTCTGTGCATTGCCTTCTTACTATTCCATTTTTATGTGTATGTGCAGGAATAGAAACCACTCTAGTATTGTTTTTATATGCACTTTTAATATCTGTATATAAATTCTCCTCTTTATTTACTATGATCTCTATCCCATTATTTTTCTTTTTCCAATCAAGCAACCATTCTAATAATTTATAAGTTTTAGGGTGTTCTGCTTGTGGATCAGCAAAGACAGCATAATCTGCTCTGGGCAATTTGTATTCCATAGAACTCATTAAATATACAGCAGTAGATTGTACCCCCATTCCTAGAGATATAATCTTTAGATCTGCATCTTCATTTCCTTGTGCTGCTTTCCAGCCTGATTTCATTTATCCTCTCTAACTGGAATTATCTTTACTTTACAACATCTACTATCAAGGTTTTGTAATTCCCATTTATTGAAAAAATCTGATACTCTACATTTGCTACAATATCCTATGTAAGAATTTCCTGTAGCATCTAACTTAAACTTACCAGTTTCATCTTTCTTATTGAAGTTATTTTTACTCCACCTTGCTAACCTCTTAGAAACATCAAACACTTTTTCCTTCTCAAATCTCATTTTATTACCACCTGATTCTGTCCAATAATCAGCAAAATCAATTCTCATCTCTTTATCATATTCTTCTGCAAACTCACTTACCTTTCTTAAAAATATAGTTCTTCTATAACCTATTGTCTTTTTTTGTTTTTCACTTACTTTTAATAATGCTGGATTCATATCTTTCTCCTTATCCTTAACCTTATCTATGTTTATATCTTTGTCCTTATCTTGAACTGTACTAGATACAGTATTTAAACTGTTTGAAACAGTTTCTAAACAGTTATATTTATCTAATATTTTCATAACACTAGCATGTGCTTTTACATTTTGGTTTAATATACCATACTGAAAATCAACAAACTTTCTTAAAAACCACTTATCATCTTTTATTACCTCAATGTGGTCTTTTAAATACTTGTCCACATCTTCTTGTTTAACAGGCATTCCTATTTGAAACTCAGCTAATTCTAAATCAACATCATACATTCCTGCATGATCACAATTAGTTAATAAATAGAAATAAAATAACTTCATTTTTGGTGGGAACTCCCTAAACCATCTCTTACCCCATATTGATGTATCAATAAAACGTTTGCTCATAATTAATCTCCTTTTTTAACCTTAACCCAAACTTAACAAATATTTCCTTAATAATTAAAAAGTTTAACACATATCCATTCTCTTAATAATCTCCAAGCTTCTTTCCAACAATCAATTATATATTTATCCTCAAAATCTGTTTTCCCTTTAGAATGAAATTCACTATGATGTAGCCTACACAATGGGATACAAGAATAATGTCTAGGTGTAGGTTTTTTACGATTACCTCCCATACCAATTGCCTGAAGATGATGAGGATCAGGGTTGTCTTTATAACATATAAGACATTGTTTAGTTTTAATCCATTCAACATATTGTAAAGTTTTATTCTTCATATTCTCCTCCCAAACATTCTTATGTTATCCATTGGTATCATATAAAACATTTTATTATTCTCAGGGTAATACCCAGCCTCAAGTTCTCCATGTTCAAATAGCTGCTCAATATAACACAACTCAATTAAGAAAGATTCCTTGTGGGTATCATCATAAATGTAAAACAGCAAACTCCCAACACTTGACCATTGTTTGTAATACTTTAAATCATGGTCTTTTATTTTCACATGAGATGCAGTTTGTTTATCTGCTACCTTACACTCAACAAAATGAAACTTATCACTTACCATAATATAGTCAGGAGAAGATTGTATCAACTTAGGGATTTTAAAATAATTTTCCTTACCCATATTAAAGCCTTCTTCATTACTTATTCCAAACTGCTTAAAGAATATATTATTAACTGAGCAGAATCTTTCAAAACATTTTTCACCTATTCTACCATAAGCCTTTCTTCTCTCAAGAGCCTGATTCATATTATCTCCCCAACACTCTTATGTTGTCCATTAGAGTATTCATATCCCTTAATTCATTATCATAAATAACATAATTATCTAAATACCCATTATTCTCTATTCTATTTATTTTTTTAATATCACTTCTCCCAACCCAGCCAATAATAAATCCATTTTTATCTTCAACATATAATCGCACAGATATATAAATATGTTTTGGATTCTTATTGAATTGTTCCACCATCTCAAGTGTTCTAGTATGAAAATCTTTTGTTCTTGTTTTTACATCAACCAATAAATCTTCATTGATGATAAAGTCATATTTATCTGCTTCAGTATGATGAGAAGAATCTTCAGTAAAATCAATGTTATTGTCTATCAGGAATTGTTTAAATATTTTTTCTCCTAATTTACCTTCATACATTTTTCTTTGTTTTGCATTTATTCCACCTTCATGAAAATCATGCCTGTTTGAAGTAAACTCTCTTGATTTAAATGAATATAAATATGCTTCTTCAATAAATTGTTTTTTAATTGAGATTAATTTAGGTCTATCCCAGCCTCTATCATTGAATGTCATATTATCTCCCTAACACTCTATGAAGTTTATCAAGTGTCCATTTTAGTTTAATTAGAAACAATACATTTAATACAAGTGAAACAATTAATATTACTATCATCTTTTTCTCCTTTTAAATTGTAACCCAGAACTTTTCCCTCTCAGTTATTTTTTACTATTCTTTGATTTTCATGCACTTTTCAATCTCCTTGAGTCTTCTATCAATTTCAAAGATTTCCCACATAACTGCTTTGTAAGTATCTGCAATATTCATGCTTTGTATGCTATAATTTTTTTCAATTATATCTACCCTGTTTTCTACCTTCTTAATAGCTACTGCTGAATATTTAGAATATAGTTTATCAAAGAATTTACCTGAATAATCAAATTCATCTCTTGGTTTGTTTTTTTCACTCATCTTTTTCTCCTTCTTTTTCTAGGTCTATAATCCCTTCCTCTTGGTTGGTATCCAAAGACCATATTATTGATTCTTGTCACTAATCCCCACAAGATATGCAGTTCTTCTTTCTTACTCATTATGCAAACAATTCATCTGCTTCTTCTGTAGCAGCTTCCTGTGGTTTATTTTCTCTTAGCTTCATTTCTGCAACTGCTTTCTGCTTCCAAGTTTCAACCTTACAATCATTTATGATCCACACAAGAGTTTCCTCATCTACTTCTCTATAACTCTTGCCTTCATTTTTTCCCTTTTTAAAGCCAATAGGCTCATCTCTCCAACCATCACCACTCAAATCAACTTTTTCAGGCTTAGAGGGTGCATTTTGTTGCTTATTTATAGCAGTAGCCACTTCTTCTGCACTAGCTATCTCATTAGATATATCAACATCACCTAAGCAGAATTTCATTGCCCTAGAAATTGCACTTGTTTCTCCATTCTCCAAAGCACTTGTAGTATTAATCTGTGTTGAGCCTATTTCTTCATAAGCATGACCAACATAAACTTCCTCACCAACCTTGACTACTGCCTTCACTACAACAATACCATCTTTGAATTGAATAATCTCTGTGATAATTGATTTAGTTTGGTCTTTAAATCTCTTGTGAAAAGTTGCTAATCTTTCTGCACAAGTTGTGTAATCTTTCCCATGTATTTTTACAGGCATAATGCCCTCCTTTGTTTATTTATTTGTAAATCTTAAATTGTTTTCTATGTGTATATATGGGTATGAAGGATTGAATCCTAATAACCCCAACAAATTACCACATAATTCTTTTGACATCTTCTTTTTTCCATTCAAGTAAGATGATAAATTGCTAGGCTTAATCCCCAATTCTTTAGCATAATAATTCTGCCTATAAGGTCCATATCTAATCAAAGCCTTTAAAAGCATTGGAGTATGTTCATCTACTCTTAAATAATATTCACTCATGTATTCTCCTTCCTTATTTTAAAAGTTCCATAATTAATAGATAAATCAAGTATAACTGACATATATAAAATATTATGCTAGTGATTTTTTCTCTCATTGTTTTCTCCCTATTTATATTTCCTTTACACTCCAATCTTCAAACACTTTATATTTAACATTATCACTTACTGTCAATATATTATTTTCAAAATCACCATAATCTAAAATCTCATAGTTGCCATTATTTGATTTACCATTTTCAGTAATTCTGCTATCATTTTCATTCATCATAAATAATATATCTTTATGACCATTATAATCTTTTGCTATTACTAATAATTTTACTTTCTTCATTTTTTAATCTCCATTTTATTATTTATTTAACCTTTCAAATTATTGGCACATTTTTGTATTGGATTGGTATCACCTTAAGCTATCCTCTACCTTCTATGTGCCAAAGAAGTTTATTTATTTCATTAACCTATTTAATATATTTAACAAAATACTCAAAAGCCTTATTCTGAGGTAGAAGATTAAGTATTACACAATCTTTATATTCTTTCTCAAAATACTCTATTACTTTAATACTACCATATTTCTTTGTATTGGTAATATTATTAAAATCTTTTACTTTTGTCCTAAACTTGATTATTTGTTTTTCTTTAGTTTTAAATATGCAAAGATTTCTCAAGTTCTTTTTCCACTCTTTATTATCTAATTCATAATCTACTAAAGTATTCATAATAGCCTCAGTATCCCAAGTGTAGTCATCTTTAGAATCTATTATAGATTTTTCTCCCCTAGCTTCGCTTAAATCTCCCCAAGTAGTTTTTGGTAAAGAATTAATAAGAGTATCTCTATATAATTTAGCTTCTTCAACTATAGGTATTCTTATAAATTCCTCTTTTTTCCTATCATACTTACTTTCCCAATCTACACTTAACTCTCCACCATTACCACTATCTAACAAAAATGCAACCTTTTTACCTTCATAATATAAAGTAGCATTTACTCCATAACCTTCTCTACCTAAAAATGTTTTCACACCTTTTAAAGTGAATTTTGAGTTAGTTATTATTTCTTTTGATTTTGTATATTTATTTTCTTTTGTATTCATGTTTTTAATCTCCATTTATTTAATTAACCCTAACCTCCCTAAATATAACTATAAATATACATTAAAAGCAACTTTTCTTTTATTTATAAGGAGAAATTAATATAACAAATATATATCTAGTAACACAAAAGGCTCAATTAAGAGCCTTTAATGTGTGCTATTATCTTATTTATATTAGTAAGTTTCTGTTATTACGAGGGAGGTTGAAAACAGGTTGTTCGCTACCTGCTTGAAGGAAGGTTTGTTGGTAATTCTACATAATGCAAATTCTAAATCATCAGCACTTGAATCAGGGCAGAAGATAAAAGGTAGTTTGCCCATTAAGCTGAGCTTGAAAAATGAGGATAAACTGCTATCAAATACATATTCAGGATCTCCATCTTCTCCATCTACTTGATCTGTCCAAGTAAAGAATTTATTTTCATTTCCTGCTTTATCAAAAAGATTATCATCAGTTAAATAGCTAAGTCCTACTTTCCAGCTTCTTCTTGCCCTGTTTGCTCCAATATTATAATCATGTCCTTCTTGTTTTTCTAATGTCCATGCAGGAAGGTTTCCCCAATTATTTTGCCCTAGATAGCTAATATTAGATAAAGTGCTTCCTCCTATAGTATTTTGTAGCTTAACACCATCATAGCTATGGTCTATAGTTGCTTTAATGTCAAAGGCATGTTCAGGTTCGAACCAACGCCCAAAAGTAAATGCTCCTATATCAACTTCATCAACATCTCCAACATTTACATTAAATCCAATATTAAAAACATGATTAACATTATACTCAAAGCCTGTTATATCAATTAAAGAATATCCATTATGTTCAATGAGAGAGTCTTCTGCAGGAAAATTAACAATTTCATTAAAACTATTTACACCATTAGCAAGTTGAAGTGTTGTGGATTCTTCAGTTATTATATCATCTCCAGTTCCCTCAGTACCATCTTCTCCAAAATCTACTGAACCCTCAATTATTTCATATCCTCCAACAGTTATTTGTGGCAATGCATTTGCAGCATTAGTTCCAATATTATGCCCTAGAATCCCTGCATATAAACCTGAAGATGTGCTTGAAGGAATGTTGGTTATAAGTTCAGCAAGTTCTCTATTTTGAGGCAATGCTAATAGTTCCTCATCTGACAATCCAAGCTGAGTATTTATCCAAAATTTCCAATATGGAAAACCAATATTAGGAACTTCATAGGTTGTAGTTTGAGAGGGATTCATTTGCCAAACATTTTCAGGATTATCTAAAGGAAAAGCATCAACCACATCAGCTCCTTCTTCTTCTGTATAAAATCCTTCTGATCCACCATAGCTTCCCAATATTTTTAAGTAACTTGGAATATCTGCATAAAATCTACATTTGCCAACTTGTCTTTTAGCCATTTCTTTCTCCTAAAATAATGTTTTTCTCACCTTTCTTCTAATTATCTTTTGTGTTTCTATTTCTTCATATTTCCTAGCATCAGATCCCCACTCACCATAATTTATATTCCAATCATTTCTATTTAAGTTCTGAACTCTAGCATGAAATTTTGTTTTATCCCAGCAAGTACATTTACAGCTAGTTATCTTTAATTCTCCAATATAGGTAAATAATAATTCTGATAATTCTACTTGTGCTGTGCTGAATATAATTATCTTACTACTAGATGCTTTTATAATCCAACCCTTTCCTAATTTTTTAAACCCTCTTACTGCTCCAATATAACCAATTTCAAAGACTGCTATCTCTCCATTGGTTTCAAAGATAACATCTCCTCTCCCATATTTGAGAGTTCCTGTACTGGCTACAGGTAAATTTTTTCTATTTATTAAATCTGTTTTATTCATCTAACATATCATCTAAGGAATCAATTAAATCATTTGAATTTCCACCTTCTTGGTCACCATATAATATTATCTGAATTAAGAGTATAGCATCTAACACATTTACAATACCATCTTGATTCAAATCCCCTTCAGGATAAACAATTATTTCTTCATCTTCAGGAATATCAGTAGGAAAATCTTGTGGATTTACATCTGATTCATCTATTGATGGATATACCTCCCCTTTATAATTTAATTCTCCAGTAGTCATGTTATGTAGCTGTATGGCTTTAATTTTAATATCTTTTATGCTTTTGCTAGTTTCTGTAACCATAAACAAAGGCAAGATATATTGACCACATCTAAAAGGCATATCAAAATCAACTCCAGTTCTTGAATAATTTTCCCCATATACTTTTTTGCCTAATATCATATCATCAAACTCAATTAAATCTCCAATCTCTAGAGCAAAATACTTTAAAGGTAATGTGAGTTCAACAATATTGTGCTGATTCATGTGCCAGTATAATAAATATCTAGCAAACCTCTCAGCCAAGCCTGACTCTCTTATATAATCATTTTCAACTGTTAAGAATGTATCTATATGATCTATTGCAGTATCAGTTCTTTTAATTCCATAATAATTATTCAATATAAGATTTCCTCCCAACAAATCACCATAAGTTCCTGTGAGCCAATAAGCATTATTCACTACATAATGTTCATTAATCTTTATTTCACCAGTAGTTTCTATATGATTCTTTAATCCATAATCATATTTATGCTTAACTTCAATCTGAGTTTTAACATCTTCTATCTTAGTTCTTGAAAAATTATATTTAATAACTTCAGCACTTTTAATAGTATTTATATCTTCAGTTCCATCATAAGTGCTTTTTATAGTAATGAATTTTAATCTATCATTTGAAAAGGTTGGGAATGATTTGCTTGATTGAGATATTTCTTGTATTAATTTCTTGCTATCTATTTCTTTATTTATACAGAATCCTAAATCCCAACCATCATCATGATTGGCTCTAGATTCATCGATAGAATTGGGATCTATATCTTTATCATATCCAAGCTCTGTCTTTGCTAAGTGATAAATAATATCTGAAGGTTTAACAATAGCAAATTCGCTAGGTATTTCCACATCATCAGGATCTTGTCCTTCATCTAGAACTTGAATATATGGAGTATCAGCAAATGTTCCAAGCTGTCCCCCTTCAAATATATCTCCCTCTTCTTCCACGAGTTGATTAAACTGACTTTGAGCATCATCACTATCATCACCATAAGCACTCGCATCAAGTGTAATCATTTGAGAAAATATATAAAAACTATCTGTTTGTTGTGTTGCAACATCATTTGCTGTATATGTGAAATTTGCTTGTATTTGCCCACCTGCTGTTATATCATAAGATTGGGTTGTATCATCTCCCCCTTCCCATTGAATAGTTCCATAATTAACTATTACTTCTTCTCCTAAATTATTCTGAAAAGAAATGCCAAATATTGTAGTATTAACTTGTCCATTAAAATCTACAGAATTAATCTTAAAACTGCACTCTACTGTTTCATTCTCAACAACTGAAGTAGGAATATTTATATCTGTTATAGATAACCCAAAATTATATGTAGTTGCTTCTTCTATTGGTATATAATTAGGAGGATTTGCTCCCCACACATAAGGCTGAAGGGAAGTCACTTGAGAAGTGAAAGAATCAGCAATTTCAGGAACTTCAGATGTTGGGTATATTTTTATTAGTTCTGTAGGATTACTACTTGCATCAATCTCAAGAATAGAAAAAATTGCACCAATGCAACCCTCATATCCATAAAAATCAACTTTATTAATATTAACCCAATTAATCCAAGCCTCAGTTGGAATTTGCTCAACAAAAGGAGCATCTCCCATAGTTACATCAAACCCAGCAACAAGAGCGTTGCTATCCCACAGAGTATCCATGTGTTTGCACCTTACATAATCAGATTCCCAATGTGATCCACTTGTAGGAAGATTAAAAGTTATTAATACGCTATAATTTTCATTTCCAGCCTCCCAAACTATTGATTCAGGAGAACTATATGAATATCCAGCAACATCTCCCCAAAATGTTGAATCACTAGCACCATTGCTAGCAATATCAGCCCCATGTAGAAACCTATATGCAGGTAATGTAGTTGATATATATGGTTCAGAAACACCAAGAGTGCCTTGATTATAGGTGTGGGAATTACCTGATAGACCATCTAATGCTTGAAAATATCCACTATAATCAAATCCACCAGCCTCATATCCATGTCCTAATGTCCATGCAAAGTTTCTAATTGTTAATATTGTTCCAACATTGTTAGTGTCATTAGTAAAATCTGCTGAGTTCATATAAGTGAAAGCATTAACAAGTTTTAATCCATCTTCAGTTGTAGTTAAATCAGCATCTAAATGATCTTTTATTCTAAAAGTAATCTGAGTATCATCTATTAATAGAGGGTGTGCTAATTCATATATAAGAGCCACTAGTATGCACTCCCTTTATCTGTTTTCTTTTTAACTTGCTTAACTTGTTTTACTGGTCTTGGTGATTGAGGTCTGCTTATAGCAATTTCTTGCCTTTGTTGAGTTCCTACTTCTCCACCAAGTACAGTTGTTCCCTGTCCAGTATATGTTCCATTTATATCATCTACTCTACCATCTACAGAAGCATATAAATCATACTTATTAAAATCTTTTAATATTGCTGTTCTTGTTACATTTAGATGGTTTATTTTAAACCAATCCATAAGTGCTTGTGAATCAAATTGAAAATCGCTAGGAGGTGCTCCAAACCAATCAAAGAAAATATCTATAAGATTGGAAATGGCAGCCTGAAGAGCAGCACTATCTCCTATTGAAAACTTGTTGCTTGTAATATCTTTAACTGGAAAAGATGTATCCCCTGATTTGCTTATTGTTTCATAATCAAGTAGTCCTTGAGAATCCCATTCAGGAAATAATGGCATTCCAAACCCCAATCCTACTTGTGAAAAAAACAAAATAGGATATGTTGGCTCATTGGCAGTTGGATTGTCTTTTGCAAATGCCTCAAAATCATAATTTAGCTTAATTATCCCCTTTATTTCTTTTATATCACCCTCTACATTTTCAACCAACCCTTTTAATAAATCAGAATCTGATGCTAAAGAAGAATTAATTTCAAAAGTCATAAAACTCTCTCCATAATATACCAACACCACCTCTCCATCAACCTCAATAGGAAGAAGGTAAATATTTGAAGGATCTCCCCAAACCCATGATGGAATACCAAAGTCTAACTCATGTTCATTCCCAAATTGTTTAATCATTAAATACAATCCATCAGTGTTTCCATCTGATTCTATTGTACCCTCAGAATCTTGAAAAGCCATAATATTTGTTTTTATCTCCCCACTACTATCATAGTTTATTTTATGTACCCCTCCCACATATTTTACATCAGAAGTCTGTTCTATTTCTGCAAATCCATGTGTAAGTGGAGTTCCAACACCATAATCTACTGTTGCTTCTGAACTCCAGTCTGTGCTTACTGTTTTATCAATTATTATCTGATTATTAGTTTCTATCCATTGATTTTCTAGCAATCCTTGATATAATGTATCTACAATTTCTGCGATCAGAAGATCTGCATCTCTTTTTACATTCAAATAAACATCATTTGTGAATATTTGTAGAACATCTATTGATTTTATATCTAAATCATCTGAATCTAATATAAATTTGTTATCACCAAAGCCATCAGGCAATGGATAAGGAGAATATACAAGAGGAGATTTATCTACAAAACCATAAACCATAGGAATAAGTTTGTTCTGATGTTTTTCAGGCAACCCTTCTGATGGTGTATATCTATAAGGAACTTTTTTATGTAGAGAGGTTTCTGTTACATCTTCAATTTCTATACTTAATAAATCTGCATTTTCTTTTATATCTCTAATATATCCTGAATATAATTTCATACAATCTTCCAAAGATTCACATGATGGAGATTTATAATATATATCTACCCTTGAGTTCATTACAGATTGTTCAAATAGTCTATCTGTAATCCTTTCTCCATTATATTCAAAATTAAAGAACTTGATAGAAACACTAGATATTTTAAATTTCTTGCTAGTTGTATCTATAGATTCTTTGATGTTACCTATGCTTTTAACAAGTGGATCATAATGATTTTCTAGGGTTAATTTGTTTGTAGATAAATAAAACCTATTATCAATAATAACAAGTGGAATTAAATAAGTATCTTTTCCCTGTATATCATTTGAGAATCTTTCTGATAAGGTTATCATGAAATGCCTATATCTCCACCTTTTCTTAATGCTTCTTTAATAAGTGGAACAGCTTCATTCTCAATAAAATCTGAACTTAGAACATTCCCAGTAAAAGAAATATTAACACCACCACCTCTACCTGCACCCTCATTTGTAGTAGGCTCAATATCAACATACTCAGGTCCTTCTTCACCAGCAATAATCATTGTTGGCTCAGTTACTATCTCATTCATACCTTCTGCTGCAAAAGCAGTTTCAGAAATTTGTCTTACTGCACCTGAAAACAAACTCCCAACAACCCCTGCTGCACCTATTCCTAAAATACCACCAAAAATACCACCTTTATTAAATGCATCTGCAAGGAATGAAGCAACTGCTTCTTGTGCTTTAGCCATTATATACATTGAGGCTGCTTGACCTGCTGCCTTTGCAGCACTTTTATTTGCAGCTCCAACTGCCATAGCTGAATTTATTTGGGATTTAGTAAGACCATCTGAAGATGCTACCATGTTTTTCATATGTGCTGTAAAAAGATTTGCAACTGATGAGATACCCTCACTGTTTTCAAAGAACTCATTTCTTGCCATATCAAGATTCTTTGTTGCTAATGTTGCATTTTCCCAAGCAGCACTACTTTGAGCCAATATTTCAAAATATTCTTCATCTGCTATTGCTTCTTGTTTTCTTAATTCAACTCTTTTTTCTATTGCTTCATTTTCTTCTTTTATACTTTCTACCCTTGCTAAATATGCAGGATCATTTAATCTCTCAAGTTCAGCCACTTGTAATTCTTCAAGCCTTTCAAACCATATTATAGTAGCTGCAAGAACATTTTGATCAACGTCACCTCTCTCAAATTGCAAATCCATATAATCCTGAAGCATTTTCTTTTGAATTATTATATTGCCTGAGAAAACTTCTGTCCACTTATCCATAGATTGTCCTTGTTCAGTAATGACAGGATTTGTTTCCTCAAGTGATGAAACTATACCTATAATCTGATCTCTTGCTCCAACATAATCTGCATCAAATGCTGCTTGTTGAGCAGCTCTGTAGTTTTGCCAAAAACTAATAGAGCCACCTGCTTGTTCTCCAAACAGACCCAAGAATCTTTCTAAATTCTGCCTCCATTCTGTTCCAGTCATTTGCCAAAAGTTTTCAGCACTTACAGTTAATGCATCTAATCTATCAGCAGCATTAAGGTTTTCTTCTCCCAATAAAGCCACAGCATTAGTTGCCTGTCGCATAGCTTCTGCATTAAATGCTAACTTCTTTTCTTGCTCTGTTAATTGATTTGATGTTTTTCCAATAGATTCAGCATATAATTGATAAGCTGTTTCTGATTTAACAATAATTCCTAAATTGTCTAGCATTTGTATTGATTGCCTACCAATACCAGTAACAAGTGATTCAATAGATCCTTTAGTATCTACACCCATTACTCTACCTAGCCTTTGAGCAGTATCAAATAACTTAGCCATTTCTTTCTCAGAACTAGCCACTCCAAGCATCATAGCTTGATTAGCAAGTGTCATTAAATCAGTATCACTCATAGTTCCATTAACAGCTTCTCTAAAGCTATTTAAACTAAGGGTAGTAATTCCAATTTCTTTTCCTAATGCCATGAATCCTGACTGAACTTTTCCATGTTGTGTTGCAAGTTCTGCCATCTTTTTAAATCCCTGAATAATGCCTTGAGCAGCAAAGAAACTTGCACCTAGTGTTATTGCTGTTTTCTGAATCTTCTTCAAAGATGATTCAAACTTCTTAGCATCTTTAGTTGCTCCTTTAGCACCTGTGAATAGTAATTTTATTTTTTGTATGAATGTACTTCCAGCCATATTATTTTTCCTTAGTTGCTTTAGCTATTTCTCTTTTTATGAGTAAAAAATCATCTACAAGTGTAGCAGGGGTTTCCTGCAAACTTGGGTAAGGTGGACAATTAAAGGCTTCACAATAGATATATTTCTTTATAAGATTTTGAGAATCATTATCATAGATATGTTCAGGATCTGCAAAGAAGAAAAGTTGATTATAGAGTGCTTCACCTACATCAAATCCTCTCTCTATTGCTTCATCATAACAATTCATTAATACCTCATATATATCTTCTTTGTTTTCTATAGTTACTTGTTTATTAGCAACTGGATTCAAACCCTTATAAGGAAACTCTTTTGGTATATGAGTTTTAGGTTGCTTAACAGACAACCATACATTGATAATTAATGTTATTTCTTCAGTTTTTTTTTATTTATAACACTATAACATTTCCAAGCTATAGAAGTAATTTCCTCATCAGTAAAAACATTTATTTCATCATCTGTAAGGGTTGTTGCTATTCTAACCATATTAACATAATTAGCAAACCCAAAATCTTTCAATATTGATTTTCCTTTAAGAATACTCATAAACTCTATTCTTTCATCAAGGTTTAAATCTTTTACATCAAAAGATATTTCCTTAACATTCTCACCTTCTACTTTAGTGTTTTTTGACATATTTAATCTCCATTTAGTATTTTAATATACCAAATTTGAGCCAAATAAAACAATATTACATTGCAGTTGGTGCAGTATCACTAAATATGTCAATTTTTAGTGCTTCTAATGGAGTTGATGAATCATATAGGCATTCAAAAGGCAGATTCCAAAAAACACCCTGATCACTATTCTCTACAGTAGGATCACCTGTTAATTGAATCTCTGCTGCAATATTCATTTCACCTACAGTTGATACTGTATTATCACCAAACTTTAAAGCTAATCCCATAGTATTTTTATTGACATAAGAACTCAGAACATTAGTTCCTGTACCTAAATCAAAGTTAGCATCATGTTTTAGAGTTAAAGAACCTGTAATATCAAATTGTGGCATTGTGTACATTTCAGGATTACCACTACCATCACCACCTATTGCTTGTACATTATTGGAAATATTTATTTCAAATCCTTTTACTATCATTTCTAATGCACTACCTGCTTCAACTTGAAGTGTTTTAGTTTTAAGGTCACCCATGTGAAAAAATACATTTTCATCAGGATCAACCCAAGTTCCTGTAAAATCAACTTCACTTCTTGTTCCAGCACCATTGCCTTCTTGGATATTTGAGAAGCCTGACCAATAATTGCCACTCATAGTAATGCACCCTGAATTGGTACCATAGTCACCTTTTATGGAAAGGTCTGAGCATAAAGCACCTACAACTTTTATTCCATCTGCTGCACCTGCAGAATTTGGCATGTATGCTAGATTAACAGTATGAGGCAATCCTCCACTAACAGCACCACCTATTGATTGTAAGTTAGATGAACTATCAAATTCAACATCATAGACATTAGAAGTCTGATCATTAAATTCTTGCCCAACCATTACTAGATGTTGTAATAATAATTCAGGTGTTGCAATAAAATCAAATGGACAAGTAACTGTTCCACCTTTTGTTATTAATAAAGTATCTCCTGCATCTTTAATACTTCCTCTACCTGATAGCATTCTGCTTTCTCTTTGAAAATTAAATGTAGGTTTAGGTGCTTCAGCCATTGGTATTCTTCTATATACTTGTGTATCAGCATCTGCAACATCTAACCCTGTTCCAAAAGTTGCTTCATGTTTTATTCCTAATTGTGCATCTTGTGAATGCCTGACATCATAACTTGTAGCCATTATTTATTCTCCTTGCTTTTAGATTTTCTAATTTCACTTTCTTTTTTTGCTAAACCCCATCTGATTAGTGTTTTTCCACCCTCATCATCAACTTCAACAACTTCACCTCTTTTGAGTTTTACAATTTCTGATTGACTTACAGGTGCTGTGTTTACATTTAGTCTAGAGATTTTTTCATTTGCTTTTATCTTCATTACTTCTCCTTACTTATGCTTGATTACCAATATGCTGACAAGAGAAATCATATTCAACTACAAAGAATCCTTCCTCATCTATATCAGCATCTAATTCCATATCATTCATTCTTAAATCAAATGCTCTTGTTGAGTTGGTATCTCCTAAAGTCATAGTAATATTATCATGGATTAATGCTTCTAATCTTGAAGAATTATTCATCACATGATCTAAGAAATTATGACTTTCCCTTCTGTCCTGAAATACATATTGTATTGTTATACTATATTCCCTCTGCTCCATAAATGAAGCATATTCTACTAAACTTGATCCATTGGGAATTAATCTTATGGATTCATTAGCTTTTAATAATGGTTGCCCTGTTGTAGTCTTTTGAACAGGAACAGGCATTTCTGTTTTGATAAGTTCCATCAGCTTATCTACAATAAAATTAAAATTATTTTCATAAGTAACTGCCATTTAGAATGCCTTGCTTTTCCTGCTTAATTTAATTGTTCCAGTAGAAGCATTGGATATTTTTCTAGTTTCACTTGCAACCTCTATTTCCCATTGGTCATCAGCTGTCATAGAAGCACCCTGAAATCTTACCCTCACTCCACCTAATCCACCCCAACTATCTAATCCACCTGTAACTATATTATTTGTAGTTTGAGAGCCAAACAATTTATCATCTCCATAATAATCTACTGAACATTTAGCAGTTCCATAAGCACCACCAGTTGTACAGGTTATGCGAAGGACATCATAAGGTTGCCCATAATATTGTGATGCTGTTTCAACCAGTTGCATAGTTCCTACCTGAGTAATTTTTCTAATAGATCCTTGAGAATCCTTATCATCTACCTCAAAAGATAATTTCCATTCTCCTTTATTTAATCTATCTGTAATTCCAGTAAGTTCTGCATTGGTAACTAAATTATAATAATAATCAGCTTCTTCACTTGTAGGATCTTTACTCCTAATCAAATTACTAGCACATATATAACAAGTAGCTTTAACAATTACAGCATCATATTCAGATGTTAATCCACTTGCAGCACTTTCTGATATTTGAGTATTCTTAGGAAGTGGTGTTGGGTATCTAGCATCTAAAAGATTATTTAATTCCATACTAGCATTTGTTAATTGTTGATTTAAAAAGTCTGTAAAATCTTTTCCTGCTTCAAATATCTGATTATTGATAGTAGTAGATGAATAGGTACTATTTTGATATTTTAAATCATTGTTATCTGACCTATAACACCATTGTCCATCTCCATTTACATTATCAAAGTCTGCTTGGGGAGAAGCCTGTTCAGAGCCATTTACAAAAAAACTATCCACATATCCTGAATCTCTAAAAAAATGATTACTCCCTGATGTTTCAGTTGGGAATAGTTGTCTTTTGCTGTCAAATGAATCTGCTTGATTAAAGTAAGCTGTTAGATCTGATATACCTGCATATTTAAAGCTTGTAACTGCCATTATTTACCTCTTTTTTTAATTTTTAGTAGTTAGGATAGGGTAGAGCAAAAAACTGAACAACAACCCCAATATTATTATTTCAAAAATCTGCTCCACCCTTTCGACGATTATCCTAAACTTATTATTCTAATTTCTGTATCTGCTTTCTGATTACAACTTCTTGCTTCTAAAGTTACCACCCCATTGATAGTGGTTGCTGAATCTTCTGCTCCACCACAATGTGCTGCTTTAGTATTAGCTGAAACCACAAACTCAGCATTTGAAAATGAGTTTATATTTATCTCTCCAGTTTCATAGTTAATACTTCCACCACCACCTGCTCCAACTAATTGTCCTCTACCATTATCCAGTAAAAATGCTGCTGTATTCTTTCTTGAAGCATTAGTAATTGAATCTCTTAAAGTATCATCAGGAAGTTTTGCAGCAACTGCTGCTTCTAATACTCCAACTGCTGGTATAATTCCTACTGCAAAAGGAGTTGTTCCTGAAGATGGTGCAGCCATTAATATTGCACCTGTAGAAAGTCTTGAACTATCAGTAATTCTTATATCTCCATTCACTATGCCAATTCTAGCTTTCTTGTTCTTCAGATTAGTACCTGTTGTATATTTATCATTAATCGCTGATTGAATCTTAGCTATCACATTTCCAAAGGTTACATCTGAACTATCAGTAGTAAAAGCCACATCATCAGCAGAGCCACCTGAGATTTTTAGAGAAAACGTGTATTCTGTGCTAACAGCCAACCCAGTTTTTGTGCTGGAAGTAATACCTGCTAATCCAAATTCTTGGAATCCTTGATTATAGAATTTTAAAGCCACACTCCCTGCAACCAAGCCATCACATACAGCATCAGCAGTCCTCCCATAGCCAAAAAAGTTCATTGCTTTAAACTTTCCTGAAGCATTTGTCTTAGCTACAGTAGCACTTCCATTACCACCACCATTATAAGAAGTATCATCAAAGTCATGGTGCATATTAAAGAAAGGAAATCTAATTGCAACATCATCTGCATGAGTTGCTGCTGTTGAGCCATACAGCCCTCTAATTATTGTACAAGTACTATTAGCTAAATCTGCTCCTGTACCTACAGCAGTTACTTCACATATCTCATTTTCTATTCTTATTAAATCACCTACTTTGAAATACTTACTATGTCCATCTTCTAAATTAAGTGTAGTGTGGCTTGTGTCTGAACCCATTGTGTTAGCTGTTGCATGATCTAAATCTGCACCACTATCTGTATATTCATTAGAGTTAGGAGCTTGATTGTCAACTGCAACACCCATACCACCACCAACTCCTCCTGATGTTCCAACAAGTCTATTGTTAGGTAAATAAACACATTCACCTGCTGGTAGTAACATAGCTAAATAGTGAGTTGCATCACTCATAGAATCTGCTGTGTCATCTGCATCTGTAGTCCATTCTGCTGTACTAAACAATAATTCACACCCAACACCCCCAGCATTTTCAACTAGAATTGCTTTAGGTGCAGTCATGGTATCATTAGCTATACTTGTTCCATAATTAACTAAATCTATTCCTGCATTAGAATTATCCACTTTTATGATTTTATCAAACACAACATTATAAGAGCCTGTTAATCTCTTAATATAATCTCCCTTTGCTGTACCTAATTTAATTTCTTTTATATATTGTGCCATCTTTTCTCCTTACTGATAATGATATTTTACAATTAATTGTGCTGTCAAATCTGTTGTTGCTCCCACATTCTCTATAGTGGCTATAACCACCTTATCTGCTGCTACATTTCCTGAATCTACTGTTAATGTTGTTGTTGTTACTCTATCAGCACCTGTTGTTAATGTGCTTCCATTGTGTGCTAATAATGTTCCTGCTGATAAATCTCCTGCATCTGCTCCAGTTCCTGTAGCTATTGTATATGAAAATAAATGGAAATTAATAGTATCTGCTGCTTCTCCACCACCTATAACTCTAACCTCATCTATGGTTATTGCAACAGGTATATACCATATAGATCCAACTAAAGCATTTGCATTTGCTTCTGATGAGCTTAAAGTAAATGTTGTTGCAGGGTCTGTTCCAGTTCCAAAATCTAGTGATGTTAGACCTGCCCAACCACTATCAACAAACATAGAATGGTGTTTTCCATCTGCAGGTTGTAAATCATGGACTGAAAATCTTTGGACTTGACTATTAGCATAAGTTTGAGTAGTTCCTACTTTTACTGCACTATTGGTTGAATCCACTACTAATAAATCTGTTCCTCCTGATGTTTCTATAACTACTGCATCAGTTTGATCTGTAGAAGGCTTTACATGAAGTTTATTCTGCCCTAATGTTAAAGCTGTAGATTGCCCTAAACCATCTTTAATGGTTGTGCCATTAGCAGTTCTTCCTGAGCCACTATTATCTGCTTGAAGAATATCTCCATAGGTACTTGCTATTGTTTTATTTGTTAAAGCCATTTATTCTCCTTAATCATATTCTGCATAATTTGCTACTGCTGTTGGTAATGCTGTTACTTTCATTATAAAATCAGGATATTGATTTGTTGATGTTCCACCCCATCTTAATGTATGTATAGTTGCACTTGTTTTTGCTCCAAACCAATAATTATAAGTATCTCCTGCTGTTAATCCTGTGATAGTCCAATAATGTTGAATGGTCTCATCATCATCTGCTGAAGATGTAGAATGATGAAACTGCTCATAACCCACTCCAATAGTGTTATATGTTGCATTGTCTGACAACCCAAAATATATTCTTCTTCTTGTAGTTAACGTATCTGCATATATTTGTACCATAACCTCAACTGCACCACTTGGAGGAGATTCAAACCTTACTGTCATATTAGAATCAGGAACAACAAATGATGTTGTTAAAGCATAAGAATCAGAAGCAGCATCTTCTCCAATCATTCTATATCCAATAATAGTTCCTGCCCAAGCTGAATCTGCAATACTCCACTCATCTCCACCACTACCAAGTTTATATACTAATTTATCTGCTTCTAAAGTAATTCTTTGATTAGCCTCATCAAGAGTAATCATCTCATCTCCACCTGCCACTAATTCCATCTTATCTGCACTTACTTCATGTATATAAGTATCTCCACCTATACCATCTAAACTTAATTTTCCTGTAGCTGCTACTGCAACATCATCTCCTGAGATAACATCACCTGATGCTGTTAGATTTCCTCCATTGGATAATGTTAGTTTAGTTGCTCCACCTGTAGTTGTATTCCCATAATCAAATTTTAGATTCTGACTATCATCAGCATCATTTCCTATATTCCAAGCTATAGAAGTATAGTTATAAAGTCTTATTTGAGCATCACCTACATTGACTTCACTTGGATAAATTGATAAAAAGGTAGGATCATCTCCCCCATAATTAACATTATCTATAATCATTCCTGATGCCTCAACTGCAACAATTCCTTGAGATGTAATTGCATTGATTTGTGTTGAAAATGCCATATTTATTTCTGACACACTACCAGTCATATCAATATTACCATCAACTGTCAAATCTCCATCAACCTTAGCTGTTCCTGCTGTAAGATTATTAATTGATAACTCTCCACTTGATATTCTTAAATCTGTAGTAGAT